TAACTTTGTACTCGTTTCTTCAGACGTAGCTTCAGCTCTAGCAGCTGCAGGTATGTTAGATTACACTCCTGCTCTAGCAGCAAACCTAAACGTTGATGATACTGGTAATACTTTTGCTGGTGTTCTTAACGGAAGACTAAAAGTCTATATCGATCCGTATGCAACAGAAGACTTTGCTTGTGTTGGTTATAGAGGTGCAAACCCTTATGACGCAGGTATTTTCTATTGCCCATACGTTCCGTTGACAATGGTTAAAGCTGTTGGGGAAAATGACTTCCAGCCAAGAATCGGTTTCAAAACTAGATATGGTATGGTAGCAAACCCATTCACTGCAACAGACGGCTCAATCGGTGCTGTTAGATCAAGTGAATACTTCAGAATCTTCAGAGTTGATAGCATTATGGTGTAAACCTAATCATTAACTTGATTCAATTAAGGGGAGACTTCGGTCTCCCTTTTCTTTTATCTTAAGATTTAACTTGTATAAATAGATATATGGCGACACTAACTACAAACAAGAACTTTTTATCACCAGTTGGTTTTCAGTTAAAAATCAATAGTAACAAGTATGCTAACTTAGAATACTTTGCTACTGCAGCTCAGCTTCCAGGATTTTCTGTACAAGCTGTTGAGACTCCATATAAAGGTACCAACCTTGCTATGACTGGAGATCGTATTGCATTTGAAGATCTTACTTTAAGAGTTAATATAACTGAGAATTTAGAAAACTATGTTGAAACTTTTAACTGGATGCATAGTCTTATCAATGCTAATAATCCAGAAGACTTTAAAGAAGACGCAACTCTACTAATACTTAATTCTCATAATAACGTATCTAAAGAAATTAAGTTCAATGGGATATTCCCTACTAGTGTTTCCGCAATTGACTTTGATGCTCAAGCTACTGACGTTGAAATGGTACAGCTTGATATATCATTCAATTACACTAACTTTGAAATACTTTAAAAAACCGTTTACAAAACACTAGTTTTGTGGTATAATATATAATATGAATAATTTGCAAGAAATCTTAGAAATGTGGAAAAAGGATTCAGCCATAGATGAAATGAATCTAGATGAATCATCTCGTAATTCCGCCAAACTCCATTCCAAATACTTAGAACTATTATCAGTTAATAGGATAAAGCTCAAAAAAGCAGAACTTGACTTTAAGGTGCTTCTTAAGGACAAATGGTTGCATTATAATGGCAAGTTAAGTAAAGAAGAATTGGATGAAAAAGGTTGGAACTATGATCCTTTAAACGGACTTACTGTTCTTAAGGGAGACATGGATTATTACTATGACTCAGATCCTCTTATCCAACAAGCTCAAACTAAAATAGAATACCTGAAAGAACTGACCGATGTTCTGAGAGAGATTATAGATAACATTAAATGGAGACATCAAACGATCAAAAATATGATCGAATGGAGAAAGTTTACTAGCGGGGTCTAATGGATTCTATAACCATCACTAAAAAGAACGAAGCATTTATGCATGTTGAATGCGATCCATCTATTGAGATGGAATTGTCTGAACACTTTTGCTTCTTTGTCCCAGGATATAAATTTATGCCAGCATATAAAAATCGTATGTGGGATGGAAAGATACGATTATATGATAGCAGAAAGAAGACTTTATACTGTGGACTCACAAAATACCTATCTGAGTTTTGTGACAGTAGAGGTTATACCCTAAACTACCAAAAAAGCAAACAATATGGTACACTAGATCAATTACTTAGGGTTGACCCAAAAGCCCTTCTGAGTGAAATAACACTCTCTGTGAACGGAGGGGTAATAACACCAAGGGACTATCAATTAGATGCACTCAGCGTGATGCTTTCTCGACAACGATCCCTTTTATTATCACCTACTGCTTCTGGAAAGAGTTTAATCATATATCTAGGCATACGTAATTACCTAAGAGAGTTCAATAAGAAAGTATTGGTGATTGTACCTACAACATCATTGGTAGAACAGTTATATGCTGACTTTGGAGACTATTCTGGTACTGATACTTGGAATCATGAAGAAACATGTCATAGGATATATTCCGGGCGCGAAAAATTTGGTATAGAAAAGAGAGTTATTATTACCACTTGGCAGTCAATACATAAGCTTGGACCTGAGTGGTTTCAAGACTTTGGCATGGTTGTAGGAGATGAAGCACATAACTTTAAAGCAAAGTCACTTACATCTATATTAGAAAAATGTACTGAAGCTCATATTAGAGTTGGTACAACAGGAACATTAGACGGAACACAAACACATCAGCTCGTACTGGAAGGATTATTTGGTCCAGTGTATCGAGTTACCACAACTAAAGATCTTATAGATAGTAATGATCTTGCTCAGTTAGATATAGATATACTTCTATTGAAATACAAAGAGGAAATTTGCCGTGAAATGGCTAGCAAAAAATACCAAGAAGAAATTGATTTTATTGTTAGGTATGATCCTAGGAACAGATTTATATCTAATCTGGCTCTTGACCAGGACGGGAATACCCTCATTCTCTTTCAGTATGTAGAGAAACATGGAAAGCCTTTACATGATATTCTTAAAAATAAAGTCGATGATAACCGAAAGTTATTTTATGTATCAGGCGAAACAGATGTCGATACTCGTGAGCAGATACGTGCTATTACTGAACAAGAATCTAATGCTATTATTGTTGCTTCTATTGGGACTTTTAGCACTGGTATTAATATACGGAATCTCCATAATATCATTTTTGCATCGCCAAGTAAATCGCAGATACGAGTACTACAGTCAATTGGAAGAGGATTACGAAAAAGTGAAGACGGCAGGAACACAAAAGTATATGATATTGCTGATGACTTACATTGGAAATCTAACAAAAATTATACGCTGCAACACGCTGCCGAAAGGATAAAGATTTATTCAAAAGAACGGTTTAATTACAAGCTTTGGGATATAAATATATAATATGGAAGATCTTAATATCAGACATTTTAAGCTTATGAATGGCGACGAGATCGTTGGACTAGTATCAGTTAAAAACAACGACAGTTGGATTATCGAGCGACCAGTAGTAATCACTAATAATCTTATGGGTGGTTACTCTTTTCAGCCTTGGTTTCCATTTTCTGAAGCTAAAACGTTTAAGGTATTGAAGAACCATATTATACAGCATGTACCCATTGCTGATGTAGTAAAAGAAACATATTTACAGTTTGCTTTAAAGATGGCTGAACCAACTAAATCAGTCGATCCTAGAACTGATCAAGAACTGCTTGAAGAATACGAACAAGAACTTGTTGATAAGTATTCCGCTGAAGGAGTTCCACTTGATGAGAAACCTAAAAAGGTGATACATTAGTATATTCCTCCCCTCCCCGGTGTCTATATTATTATATCATAAAACTGTGAATTTGTAAACGATTAATTCACCTAAAAGTGAAAATAATTTATTTCATTTAGTCGTTTACATTTGTGTGAAACTATGGTATAATATACTATATAATTTGGAGGAAATGAAATGGCTGACAAAAAGGCTCATTATGTAAACAATAAAGAATTCTCTGAAGCGGTATTCGAGTATGCAACTACTTGTCACGCATGCAGAGCAAAAGAAGAACCAGTACCCAAGGTAACAGATTATATTGCAAGATGCTTTATCAAAATTGCCGAAGGACTATCCCACCGACCAAACTTCGTAAGATATACATATCGAGAAGAAATGGTTATGGACGCAGTAGAAAACTGTTTACGTGCAATCAATAATTACAATATTGAAGCTGCTACAAGAACAGGTCGACCAAATGCATTCAGTTACTTTACGCAAATTTGCTATTACGCATTTATCCGTAGAATTACCAAAGAAAAGAAACAACAAGATATCAAGTTCAAGTTTATTGAAAAGATGGGTATTGATGATTTCGTTTCAATGGGAATGGACGGAGAGCATGCAACAGAAACTATGGCTTATGTAGATACTTTAAAAGAAAGAATTGGAGCTGTAAGAACTAAAGATAGTGCAATCAAGAAATTTGCTAAAGAAGAAAAGAAGAAAGAGAAACTAGAATTGTTTATGGGGAAAGAATGAAAAGACTAACTGAAAAACAAAGACAGTTTCAAATGCGTAGAAATAAAAAGAGATTTCCAAAGGAAGTCAAAAGGGCTGCAAAACGTAGAGCTATCAGACATGAGATGAAGTTAGTTACTGCAAAATATAGAAAGCAGCTTAGGAGTTTAAGACACTCATTATGAAAGTAGCAATTTTAAATGATACCCATTGTGGTGTAAGGAACTCAAGCGATATATTTCTACATTATCAAGAACGATTTTACCAAGATGTTTTCTTTCCATATCTGAAAGAACATAACATCAAGCATATCCTACATTTAGGAGACTATTATGAACACAGAAAGTTCGTTAACTTTAAAGCACTTAATGCTAATCGTAAGCATTTTCTTGAGCCTATGCGCGATGCCGGTATTACTATGGATATTATTCCCGGAAATCATGATGTATACTACAAAAATACAAATGAGTTGTGCAGTCTCAAAGAGCTGTTGGGTTATTTTACCAGCAATGTAAATATATGTATGAAGCCAACTGTATTGGACTATGATGGTCTAAAAGTTGCAGTGATACCTTGGATTAATAACGCAAACTATAAAGAATATGTAGACTTCGCTCAAAACTGTGGAGCGCCTATTCTTGGAGCTCATTTGGAATTGAAAGGATTCGACATGATGGCAGGGATGCCTAATCCACATGGTATGAATGCTGATATTTTCTCTAGATTTGAAATGGTTCTATCTGGTCATTTCCATACTAAATCAAGTCAAGGCAATGTGACCTACCTTGGTTCTCAAATGGAATTCACTTGGGCAGATGTAGACGATCCAAAGTTCTTTCATGTACTTGATACTGAAACAAGAGAGCTAGAAGCAGTACGTAATCCAATTACTATGTTTAAGAAAATCATATATGATGATAAGAAAAACAATTATGATGATTTTGATTTTAAAGCATTGGAGAAAAAATTCATTAAGTTAATCGTTATAAATAAAAATGACTTGTACATGTTTGACAAGTTTATTGATAAGCTACAGGACACTGATACTTACGAGTTAAAGATAGCAGAAAGTTTTGAAGAGTATCTGGGAGAAAGCGTAGAAGACGAGAAAATATCCCTTGAAGATACTACTACCCTGCTGGATTCGTATGTTGAAGCTGTAGATACAGATTTAGACAAGGAACACTTGAAAACTGAACTGAGAAAACTATATACTGAAGCACAAAATCTGGAAGTAGTATGATACATTTTAAATCCTGCGAGTGGAAGAATTTTCTGTCCACAGGCGCAGATCCGATAAAAATTCAATTAGATAAATCACCATCAACTTTAATCGTTGGCCAAAATGGCGCCGGTAAATCTACACTCTTAGATGCATTATCTTTTGCTCTCTTTGGTAAACCACATAGGGATATCAAAAAAGATCAGATGATTAATAGTATCAATAAGAAAGGTACACTCGTAACAGTCGAGTTTACAATAGGTACTGGAGACTTTAAAGTTGTAAGAGGTATTAAACCTGGTAAGTTTGAGA